TCATCGTGCTTTGCGGCAGGAAACTGCTGACATTGCAGCAAAAACTCATCATTCCAAGCTCCTTTTAGCAAAGACACCCTTCCGCTCTCTATTGTTGCGCTAATATCTTGCACTCTTGCCACTTTATCTTTTGTTGGTGGCTTATCTTCCTTAACATTCAGTCCTGTCTCTCTAATTAGCGTCTGAACAATGGATTTTCCACTAGCTTTTGGTTCAACATAAATTTTTGAACGACTGGTATATCCATTTTTGTTGACGAATAAATTTATGTGTTTCACCAAATCAGGAAATTCTAGCCTTACATTCTGCACTTCTATGATTTGCCACTTGTTTTCGTGGAATTTGTATGCCATAAGTGCTGAAGGGTCGTTCTTTTGACTTGCGGTATATGCAGGGTCAATAACAAAATGCACATCTCCATCTATTTTTTCTTTATCTATGTTAAACCAATTTTTCTGTATCATACCACTATCGGCAGGTGTTGGTCTTTGTTGTAGCTGTCCTGCATATCCATAAGAGCCTAGTGCCGACTTATAGTCCTCTAAAACCTCTCTACCGAACCTTTCTTTCCAAAAAAGTCCTTCTTCGTAGAATTTTTCTAGGTTTTTTGGTTTGAGGTCGTCAGACAATTCAGCAGGTATGCAGATATGTTTATGTTTATCGGGTGAGTTGTATAATAGGTAGCCGCTAAGGTCGTCTTCGTGGACTCTCTGCATAATTATTATTCTCACCCCCGTCATTGGGTTGTTAAGTCTTGAATATAGTGTTGACTTATACCATTCGTTAGCATTATCTCTTTCTGTCTCCGATGCAGCGTTTTTTGGTGATGTAGGGTCATCCACTAATATTATATCCCCTCCCTGACCTGTAACAGAGCCTCCTACTGATGTTGCCCTGCGAACACCTAAAAAGGTATTCTCGTATCGTGCTTTTAGGTTTTGGTCTTTTTTAATTTGGTATGTATCGCCCCAATGTGATTGATACCATTCGCTTTGAATAATATCTCTACTTCTTGTTGCGTGTTCTATACTAATCTCTGCTGAGTAGGATGCTGTGATAAATCGCATCTTTGGATATACAGCCCAACACCAAGCAGGAAACATTACTGTTACAAGCAGCGACTTTGTGCTACGGAAGGGGATATTTATTATTATGTCTTTATCTTTCTTTTTGCCTTCCTTTATTCTTTCTGCTTCCGCCTGAAGAATATCGCAAAGGTATTTATGGTGAAAGTTTGTTGATAGGGGTACTGCGGGTTCTGCTATATCCCATGCTCTGACAAAGAACTCATAAAATGACTTCTCGCAGATAGCTTTCTCCATTGCCTGCAATAGTTGCTCTTTGGCTTCTCTATTCATTTACCTCTATGTAGTCTGTATCTTCAGCATCATTTTGCAGAGCTTCCATTTTTTCTTTTAGCTCATCTATGCTGATATTGTCGTCTAGGCTAATCTCTATTTTCTTTAGGGTATTGCCTTTTATTTCCGTTGCCTGTAATTTAGGTATTGCGTAGTTAAGAAGTTTAGCTACTGCATTGATATACGCTTCAGGATTTTTCTCAAATAATTTTTCTAGTGCCACTCTAATATTCACCTCCTGTCCTGCTAACGCCATAGAAAGAACTTCACGAGAGAACTTCGTTACTTGGTGCTTGCCACCTTTTTTATTAGCCCCATAGGTATTACCCTTTTGAAATAATCTTCCTCTTACTTTTGGTTTGTTCTCTTCCATATAAAATTGAACTCTATATATATTCTGCATATATAATAATAAAATTGAATAAAACAAGGAAAATATTAACTAATATCTATATCCATAGCTTTATCTTTATCTTATACCCTATACTATACCCTTTGGCAAGGGTTCAACTAATTATTACACTACTTTTGCACAACTTTTAATTTTTTAAAGGCTAACTTCGTATCTCTTATCTATATGTTTTTTTCTTAAACAATATTTAAAATAAATAACCTATAAAATTGGATTTGAAATTGGTGTGGTTGTGTGGATGTGGTTGGGAGTACATATCTAAATAATTGACGGAAACAAAAAAACGCAATTTTTCAAGATCAAATAAAAAAAAATTGTTTTTTATATCGTTTTGTAGTTGGAAATTTGCACAAATAAAAATATTTTGCTACACATATAACCACATATAAAAACAAATAAAAACACATTGCAAAGATAATACAGGGCAAAAAGAAAGCCCCACAAAATGCAGGGCTAAAACTTATTTTAAGTAGCTTTATTTAGAGTTTCATTTCTTTAGTTATACTAACTAGCAAATCAATGATAAAAGCTGTTAAAATTAAAAATAAAGCGATTATAATATTTAATATTTTTATAGGCTTAACTTTAATTTGTTTATTCTCTTTTGCCTCTCTTCAATTGGTAGCGTGTCCCAATTGCTCGGTTTAATTATTCCATTAGTGGCAAAAACTAATTTTTCATCCGCTTTGAGTTGCGTTTCTTTGTCTAGTCCTGACATCTCATTTAACATCATGAACATTTTTAAAAAGTTTGTTTCAGTCGTTTTCATTTGTTTAGTATTTAATTGTTAAAAGTTTAATTTTTTAATTTGTTTATATTCTACCGCGTAGCCATCATTGACAAATAATAGTTGATAACGAAAAGCTTTTTTTGTTTGCCTTAACATGAATTTTTTTGCGGCTTGATAGCTTTTAAAATACTTAATTTCCCACATATTAAAAAAGCTTAAATAGTGTTTTTAGTTCATTTTTTATTTGCTTAAAAGTTAGCGTTTGTCGGTGGTGGGTGTAGGTATTCAAGTCGTAAACGCTCGACACTTCCCACGATCCAAAAATAGTTTTTAATTGGTTCAATTCTTTTTTCATTTGTTTACTGTTTTAGTTTGCTTTTCTTCTAATTTTTTTAATAATTGTTTAAGCCCTGACAGGTGCAATTCGTCCCGTACATTTGTGTATAGTCCCTGTTTTTTTATCTTATTTTCAAAAAATAAAATACTTTCCTTCAGTTTATTTTTGTCGTTCATTTCTTTAACAGTTTAAAAAATATTTGTTATTAAATCTTTGCTTTTCACCTTTGTAACCGATTCGATAAATTAAAAGCTCGTTATTACCTATCTTTGCAGCTATACAATCCTGTTTGAATACGCTCGATAGCCTTTCGATAGTGTCAACACATGTAGACAAACAAAAGGAAGTACAGCCCTCAATTATTAAAGTTTGCTCGACTTCGTTTTTATATTCGCTCAAGTCAACCCTTGAGTAAAACTCATTATCAATAAATAAGCTACTATATTTAATGTGTTCTAAGATTTCGTTTACTGTTTTAGTATTATTATTCAATCCAATGTTTAAAATTAATTTTTCTTTTCGTTTCATTTGTTTAATGTTTTTTTATTAAAAATTAGTTTCAAGCCACATAGACAAAAATACCATAAGCGGCAAAGTTAGCAAGTAAAGCAAATTTTTTGCGGTCTCTTTTTGTTTCTTTGTTAAGTTCATTTGTTTAAAATTTAGTTATTATTTGTTTTTGTTATCGTTGACAAATATATAAAAAAAATTAAATACAAAGCAAATAATTAAAAAAAAATAAAAAAAAATTATTCTCATTCTATTATATATGTTCGGGCGAATAACAAAAAAAACGAATAAACAAAGTAAATAATAAAAAAAAGTTATCAACAATGAAAATGTTAATAACCTCAACGCCAACATCTTTTTTTTTAAGGCGGCAGACCTAGCAGTTTCACTAGCAGTTTCAGGGGGCAGTTTCACTAGCAGTTTCGGAGGGCAAAAAGAAAGGGAGCAGTTTCAAAACCACTCCCAAACTAAACAATGAAAAATGAAAAACAAACTTATAAGGCTTCTTGGCACTCGCCACATCGCCTCCAATCTGTATCGTATTCAGCACCACAACAAGCAGCCCATGCGTTGTCGTACTGATTTAAGTAATCTTCTTTTGTAAATGTATTGTATGAATCCCAATCCAAGTCTATGAAGTCATACGCAATAGTCTCATGTGTTATGTATAGGTCAAGGTCTTTCTCTCCTAGTCTTACATCCTCAACGCTAAAACCCAACGACTCTAAACTCTCTCTCACTTCCTTCTCGCTTGGCTGAAAGTCAACCGTATTGTTCTCTCTGTAATCGCTGTCGCAATATCCTATGTCGCTTCCTGCTCTGCTCATAATGTTTTTGTTTTAAGGTTATCTGAGTACCCCCCCCCTACCTACCCCCCTAGTGGGGCGGGGTGGTTATCCCCATTTGCCCTGCAAACATAGTAAATAATTTTTAATTATGCAAATTATTTTATATAAGTTTTTTGTTTAATCAGCATATTTATAATTGGCTGAGAAACATTATACTTTCTTGCAAGTTGGTTTTGGGATATACCTCCCTCCTTATACTCTTCTCTTATAGCCTCTGCCTCCTGAAGTGTGAACTTTCTTTTAGCATAGCCACCCCCTCTTCTGTCTTTTCTTTCAAATGGATTAACGCTCATCTTTTAATATTTCTAATTCAAACTTCAAATGGTTCATAGCTTTCTCAATGTCTTCAATGTGCTTATCTATGTCGGACATCCCCTCTTCCTTTTTCTTGCCACAGCGTAAAAGATATGTGGTAGCAGTTCCAACATTATAGGAAAGATTAAAGCCGCTAATAACCTTCCTAGCTTCGTAGCCATTGTTTCCTATGTAGTAGCTAGGTACATCTATCTTTTCCTTTACAGGCTTGCTTTTGTCTATGTTTCTTTCGTACTCGTAGTAGTATTTACTATGCTCTGTCATAACTGCTCTTTAAAGTATTTATCTATTATTTCTTTGCACTCATCAAACCCTTTGGCGCAAACTGAGTAATATCCCCTCTGTAATGCGTTTGATATGAAGAGCTTTTGCTCGGCAGTTGGATATGATTTCTTGTCTCGTTTTAACTCTATAAATAATCCATAGTAACCACCTTTCGGCTCGAATATAAGCAAGTCGCTTACCCCTCTCAAGTAACCTGTTGCCTTTGCTCTTCGCCTTTGTGAATGATGCTTTTGATACTGACCACCCATTGTTGCAGTAAACAACGCATCGGGATATTGCATCTTTAAGTAGTTTACGATAGCGATTTGTACTTTTTCTTCGCTTATCTGCAATGATGTGCCTGCCATTCTCTAGTCTTTTAATTCTTTTGGAATAATCAAGATTGGTTGAGCGCAAGGCTTCCACCTGAAGACATAGGTCATCAACCTCTCTCAACAAACATCTGTGCTGAAATATAAGGTAAATTACAATAAGTGTCAAGAAAATTAGTACAATAGTTTCCATTACTTTTTATCTATTAAAAATCCTAAGCTATCTTTTTTAATATATATTTCTTCAATACTATTAGGGCTTATGAGACCCGCAAACGCACCATACCTTGTTCTGTATCTATACCAAGCGTCTAGTATCTCTGCAAAATCATCTATGTTGCCCTGATGTATTTTAGGGCTTCCTATCGATTTTAAATACTCCTTAGCGTTTCTAGGTAGTTCAAACTTATCCTTCATCAAGACTCATCTAAGTATTCCCTTATCTTTGCCCTAACACCCTCTTCATACTTTGGTGTCAGCTCGCTTTCAAGCTTCTGTGCTTCTAATTTATTCTTACCCTTTTTAAGCAGGTATAGGTCATAGTAAGCCATAGCCTCGCTTAATAAATACTTGAGGGTCTCACTATCGTAATCGGTAGTGCTTTCCTCTATGTGCTTCTTTATTATCCCTAAAGACCTGCACACCTCCTGTTTTAATTGTCCTTTCTTCATATCTATTTTTGTTTTAATTGTTTTGCTTTCTTAACAGTAGTGCCTATCTGATTTACATTATCTCTATGCTTTTGATAATCAGTTACAAGCCTTTGCTGTCTTTGTAGTTGTGTTTTAGCCTTGTGTTCTTTCAACCATTGATTCCAAGAGCGAACATTGATAAAACCACCACTCTCAGAGTTTCTTATGCCCTGCTCAAAAGCAAACGCAACCTCCTCCATCTCCATTGATCCGTAGAACCTTGACAAGTCATCCACAAGAAACTTAGCCATCATAACTACCTGCTGTGTATCAGGTCTTTGCCCTAGCATCATGTAGCACTTGCTTAACAAATCTACACACTCAACATTAAGTTGCTCTAATTCGTTGCTAAACCTATACCATATTTGCTTTGTCTTATCCATTGTTTATCATCTGTCTTGCCTCTTGCCAAGTGCTAAGAGATTGTTCTACTTTGCTTTTGCTTGGTGCTTCTGTATTCTTTTCCCAAGTTCTTACAGCAGCCTTCCAATCCTTCATGGGGTTTTTACCTACCTTCCAACCGTTAGATGAATAGTAGTCGTAAAACTTCTGAGCATCTACATAGTTGTTTCTTTCGTTACAATAGTCAATAATATTTTCAACATTTGGCTTTACAAACCTTTTAGCTTTAGCCTTATCTTTAACTATAACTATATCTTTATCTTTAACCCCTTCAGGTAGGGTTTGTGAACCCTTCATATACCCCATAAGATTATATCTTTCTAAAAGCTGTATTACAGACTTATGAACATTAGAGTTGGGGTTTAACTCACCATATTGAAAGTCAATAAAGTCAGGTATAAACCATTTATCTCCATTATCAAATATCTCTATCTTGTCAAGAAAAGCCTGTGGAAGCATATCGTAAACAAGTTCGTAGCCAACTCTTATTGAGGCTACCTCTAGGTCAACCTCCCATATACCTGCGTGATTGCAGTCGTCAAGAATGTAGAACCAAAGTAGTTTGTGTTGTGGTGATAGTTCACGAACAAATCTTTTTTTCCATTTGTCCGTATCAGTCATTCGTTTTGCCATTTTGTATTGTTTAGGTTAATTCTTTGCAATAGTACAAAATATTTGTGATATATGCAAATTTAGTACATTAAGATATTCATTTCGCTTACTTTACCTGCGTACAAAAGCTCTTTGTCGTGTGCAGCTTCAGGTCTTCCTTTCCTCTCCCCCATAAACAATGAACCCTTAATTTTACTCAACTTAGTAAAGCAAATACCATCTTCAAAAGCCCAAGATATTATTACAGGAACACCCGACATCTCTTGATGTTCCTGTAATTTTTGTATCTTTCTAATGCTTACTATAACAGTTTCACTAGATGATAAGTTTTTGTTAGGGCATCCCTTCACTTCAAGATATGCTACAACTTTACCTTTTTTGTTCTTAATACAGTAATCAACAACTGAAAACTCACCCATGTCTTCTTGGTATAAATCGTATTCATAGCAAAATGTTCTTGCCGCTAGGTACTGCCTTTCCCTATCCTTATCGCTTTCAAACTTAGGCATTTGCAACCTCTTCCATTTCCTTCTCCATCTGCTCCATCCTCCTTTTTATTTGTAGCTGCTGTTTTTGAAGTTCCTCGAACTCCATCTCCCAACGCTTTAAGACAACATCTGAGTTTCCTAAAAACATCTCTACAACTCTTTGATAATCATCTAAATACTCCTTGTAAAAATTAGGCATATCTAATGCGTTGTTGTGTTGCTTCTGATAGTGATAAAAGCTACTTCTATCTCTATCCATATAGTTTGACATTTTACCAATAGGTATGTCTAACTCATTCATCAAAACATTAGCGTACAAAATTCTAGCTCTAACATATTCTGCTTCTCTAGTTTTTTTATCTACCGCATTTTTAGGTACATTTAACTGAACACCTATTATTGTTTTTAGTTTTAGCAATTCTCTATCCATAGTATTTTATTATTTCACAATTAAATCTTTCTATTAGCAGCCTAACATTAAAAGGGTAGGTCTTCATCCTCCACATGTGCTGCTACGGGCGTTGACTTTGGTGCAGATCCGCCTGTGTTAATCTTCCAAGCAACAATATTGTTATAGTAGTTTCCTTCCCAAAGCCTACCGTTAATGTTTATGGAGCAAGTAATGCTATCACCAACATTTATGCTGTCTAGCTTTGTAATATTGTCCTTATGAGCCTCTACCTTAATCGCTTGAGGATAGTCTCCTCCTGTGTTAATTACAAACTCTCTTTTCTTAAATCCGCTTGCAAATTCTTTTGTCTCGTACTTTGCTTCTAGTGTTCCTGATAATTCCATTTTAATAATTATTTATTGTTAATATCACTTCTGTTTGCCATCTTGAAAAGCTCGTCTGTGCTTACATATTTACCTACGCTTTCATCGTTAGTTAGGCAATATATCTGCTTTACTCTTAACAAACTAGGGTTTGCTAAATACTTATCAATAGTGCTTCCTTTAGTTCCTGTAATCTCACCAAATCTTTTTTTGGTTACTCCTAATGTTCTCATTAGGGTTTCAAATTCATTTCTTGCTTTCTTTGCCATCTTTTTTATTTTACGATTTCTAATTTAATTTCAAACTCTTTTTCGTATAGCTCTTGGATTTTACTGTTAGGTAAAGCCATATATGTATCAACAAAAGTTTTGTTTATACCCATACTGTCTTGAACTCTTTTACTATTAGGGTTTAATCCTTGCTCTTTAATCTTTTTAAGCTGCGCTCTAGTTATTGCAACTATTGCTCCTGTCTTTGTAAGTGCGTGTTTTTTTATTGCCATATCTGTTAACTTTGTAATATATAATCCCACTCATTAGCATACTTATATTCATAGGAATTGCGGTCTATAATTAATTTATCTATCATATCATCTTTAGCTGTTTGTCTAGCACAAGAGATGTATGTATTTTCTCCTAAAATTAAATTTAGTTGCTCTCTATTTTCCTCTATATTATTTGATATTTTCATACCACAAAAGTTAGTACGGTCACTATTTTTAAGCATATTAAGTATATTTGATAGATGATTTGCACCTAAATCTTCTACTGCTATTTTTTGACCTGTTTTTGTTGTCCAATAATTCATATCTTTTTATTTAAACATTCTTTTAAATTGTTCTCTAGGGTCTGTTGGTATCTCGTCTTGCTTCATTTTAAATATAAGCTCTGATGCTTGTACCTCTGACATCTCTAGTAATCCTGTTTCTATTTCCCTTATCTTTTCTTGCGGATAGGGACACCTACTTAGCAACCCCTCTATTATTGAAATCTGCGCTAAGCTAATTGGCTCACTACTAAGTAGGTCGTCTATCCAATCCATTATTCCTCAGATAACATTTCGTCTTGACCAAACACCCCTTGTTCATAGAAACCCGTAAGCATCAATACTGCTCTTGACTTAGCTCTCTTCTCTGCCATAGCAACAGGAAACTTACCTGCAAGACCCATAGTGTTTTCCTTAGATGACTCTCCAAAAGACTCCACTCTAGTTTGACCAATCTCCTTACCTTTAGTCATAAGTGCTACGCATCTTAAAACAACCCAATCTTTTTCCATTACAATAGGCTCATACTCTAGCTGTATGTTGCGGTTGCTAATAATCTTATCAATACCTGATCTTGTGATAATAACAAAACCACGCTTGTCTTTATACACATCCTCCTGAACAAGACCATTTGCCTTGAATAATCTTCCTAGTGCTTCTTTTCTAGTTTCTTTTTTAATTTCTGCCATAATATAATTATTTTAATAAGGTTATTGCTAATGAAATATATCTTAGCTTATTTGAATAATACTCGTGTAGTTCTGCGCACTTAGCGTCAAGCTCTGCGCTTTCATTAAGGTTAATTCTTTCAACCTCTTTGTTTCTGTGTAGCTCTGCTTTGATGTTGCAGCTTTGGACTTCTTTTCGGATAAGTTCCGACATTGATTCTTTGTTCATACGATTGTTAATAGGTTAATAACAGCCGCAAACATACTATAAATAAATTAAATACGCAAGTGTTTTTTTGTTTTTATTTAAAAAAACTTTATATATGAACTATCTTACTACCTAAGTCCATCGGTATAAATAGTGCTGTTTTTCCCTCGTCAAGAACGACTCCACAACCTAGTGTAGGCTTTTTAGGGAAGTTTTTACCATAAGAAAATGCCATAGCATCTACATCTATGCCGCATCCTACATTCATTCCAAAAATTAAATCATTACGAGAAGCCATATAGTTTACTCCTCCAAAAGAATGACAATGACCTATAACTGTTGACTGTCTATTTGCGGTAGCTCTATTGACTGCTGCCCTAGCACCACTACTTCCTGTTCCATGCTCGTATAAAACATTGTCTATTTCCCATTGAAGCTCCCACTTCCAACCCTTTGGAGCGTTCCATATCTCTTCATAAGACTTTAAAAATCTTTTAGGTATTCCTGCTGTTGTAGCTTGGCGAAAAGGTAAAGCAGAGTGATTACCTACACACACCTTTACATCAGGGAATGTTGCATACCACTTTTCCATAGCTGCTTGAGCTTTCTCTGCCTCGCTCTCTGCATTAGGCATCTCAGCCATCTTCTCGTGATATGACAGAGCGGAATTATCTACTTCATCTCCAATATGCACTATATCTGATACACCAAATCTATTAAAGACTTCATAGCAAAAATCCCTATAACTTGGGTGGCAGAAGGGTTCATGCGTGTCTCCAATTATCCCAACATTACTTGTGTTTCTGTGGTTTTCAACCATCTCAACCTCTTGTGGTGTGAGTCTCAGTCTTTTACCATAAATCTTTTTCATAATAGTTCTGTATTGGATGGGGGCAATATATAATAAAAAACGAGAAATCCAACAGAAATCTCGTTTTTTTGTTAACCTATAAACAATGATAACCCGAACGGGTTTAATACTATGAAGCAGCAAATATATAATTTACAGTTAATCAAATGTCTATTATCTTTTAATCTTTTCAACAGACCTTCCCCCAAAGTATGCACCGAAGCAGGTAATGGCTAAAATTTGCCAAAGGTCAATCCAAGAGTCTGATATACTGATATTTACATATCCAAAATCAACTAATGTAAATACAGTAAGAACAACCATTAGGAACGCTAGTGTAAGAGGTCTAATAGATTTTGTCAACCAATTACCACTCATGTCAGCCTCCCAACGCTTAGTAACTTCCTTTTGAATATTGTAATCGTAATCTAGTATCTTCTTTTCAATTTCGCTTTTTATCAATTCCTTTTCCTCTGCTGAGGTGTGGATTTTATCAATAGCAGTTCCAACGCTTTCAACTAAATCTTTAGCACCACTACTAAATATTTTACCTAAAATACTCATATCCTTATCTTTTACTTTATCTTTAGCTTTATCTTTATGTTTATTATATAGGGTTCATAAACCCTTTAGAAACCCTTAAAATTGTTTATCAAAGTCTTTATATTCAATAGTTACCTTATTGCCTAATTCTAGTTCTTTTGCAATAAGCGGATAAACTCTTTTGTAAGCATTTGTTGACTTACCTATAAATCCATCTTTTATGATAACATTGTTTTCTTGTGAGTCGCCCAAGAGTAAACACCCTGAGCTATGCTCGTCAGTATTACCACAATGCAACAAAATATAATCAAAATTAGGCACATCCATAACTTGCAACATTCCCTTATGAATATCGGCAAAACGCTTGCTGTATTTATTATGAAATCCACCTTCTTTTCTAAATTGAATATCGTATATACCCGCAGGTATTCTAGTTTCGCCTCTAACCTTCAACGCTCTAAACTCATCCTCTAATGTATAACATAGAAATTGAAGACCGAAGCTTTCAGTTTTTTGAAATAGCAGACCATTTGTTGAATCTTTTTGACTACTAAATCTTAATACCAATAAATCCATATTAGCTATTCTTCTTAATAAACTCTAAGATAATATCTATCTTGCTTTTGATATGCTGCATATCTTTAGCGTTGTTCTCGTGATATTTTGAAAATTGCGATTTCACCTCATAAATGCTGAAAATGAAAAATTTGTAAAGAGCATAACAACTACCTAGTAATAAAACTAATGTAATACCATAGGTTTCTACTAATTTTAATACTTCTTCCATTACAGTTTACAGTATTTACATTTACCAAAACACACCTTTTTAAATGTTACATGGTATAATAATACACACGCTGCTGCTTTTATCTTATCTATCATTGTTACAGTTTTTTATGGTTGCTAATTCTTTTTCTAATTCTACTATACGGTCTTCGTTTTCGTTTAGTATTTTTATTTTTTTTTCTAGTCTTTTTTCAAGGACTAATATATCTTCATCAAGCTGTGCAATTTGACTATAAGCTATCCCCATAGTGAATATAATACCTATTATCCAAATTATGTTTCCTACTGATAAAGTTAAATCTTTTTGTATCATTTGCCTTGACCTCGATACTTCTTTTTATAACCCTTTTGCCCTTTAGAAGAGTTTTTAGAGTGAACGCCCTTACGCTTTACTTTTGGTTTAGCTACAAAACTACTTATTGCCTTTCTTGCCATTTTTGTAGTCAATAAATCGTTGAGCAGTATATATAATAGAGATACACAGTAATATTATCTGTAATATCTGCTCTACCTCTGTAAGTGATATAAATAGTGTTACACTATTCAATCCTAATACATCTGAGTTTTGTGCTAATAACTGTTTCATTAGTAATCGTAATCTAATCTAATTTCCAAAGTTGAGTTCCAAAAAATATTTTTAGAACCTGCTGTTTGCTTTCTTACTAGGCAAATAATAACATCATTTGCAGCAAATGTTAAAGTACCGCTTACGCTCATATCAACAATCTCTACAAAAGCACTTCCGCTAGCGTTGTTTGTGCAATGACAGGTTGAACCAAGCTGAGTAAGGTCTGCATTAGTTCCTGTTGCGTCTGTAATAGAGAGCTTGTAAAGCTCTAAATCCCAATCAGCACTAGCAGTTCCACCATGCATTATCTTCCAAGACACTATTGAACCTGATGTTGGACAAACGAACTCAGAATACATGTGCGCCCATTTTCTTCCTGAGTTTATAGTTCCGTTAGTGGCATCTTGAGGGTCAACATTTTGATTGAAGTTGTGAAAGTCAGCAGAGAATTGCTTTGCATAGTAATCACCAACAGACCCGCTAGAGCTATGATAGCCACCTATCGTTATACATTTTATGCTAGTTCTGCTACTCCATGTTAAAGCACCGCTACTATTTTTTGACAAAACAGTATTGTTACTTGCTGTGCTAAATCCCTTTGGGTTATGCAGTTGCGATTCCTCTAAACTACTATGTTCGTTACTTGCCATATTATGCGCTTGCTACTAAAATTTCTACATCTACATCATTTCCCGCAGGATTTACTTGTATGCTTGCTATATCCGCCATAGTTCCAAAACTAGGAGATGTGTCAGCCTCAGCCAACATTAAGTCATCAGGTGCGCCTAAAATATGCGTCTCTCCTGCATTTAGTCTTACTTGATATAAGGTTGCCGCCCCAACGATAGCCAACTCAACAGAGTTAGTGTCATCAAGATTTGTTACTCTTATATATTTTGCGTCCTCTGTGTCGATAGCGTTGTCAGCAGCAAAAGCGTTACCATTAAATGTTGCAACAGTAGTTGTTTGACTAGCCGCACACTTAACTATTCTTTTAAAAGCTTCGTTAATATTTTCTATCTCTAAAGTTTTAGTACCGCCAAACTGTGTCCCTCCTAGTGTAAGGCTCTCAGTTATTGTTAAAGTAAGCGTTGCGTTTGTTATTGTTGAAGCCATTATTTATCTTTTTTAATTATTTTTATTTTTGTTACTAATTCATCTTTCATTATATTAAGAAAGTTAATTAGTTCTTTTTCATTTACTTCACTTTTATAGCCTCCGCCTCCATGTCTTTTACCACACATCCAAGAGCCATCAGGCATTTGATGCTCCCAACCATCAGGGCAGTTAGGATTTTTTCTAGCGTTTTCTGTTTCTTTCATCGCCTTTTTCATTGGATGATTCTCAGGAAGTAAATCAGTATCGTGAGTGCCTCCTTGAAAACGACCCTTTTTCATCACAAAAAGGAAAGAGTTTACCCTTGCGTACGCCCACTGCTCTTCAGACTTGACATTCGGTCTAACCGATTCTTTATTTGTGCGATAAGCACCGACACCCCTGTCAAACACTTTTTCCAACTTTGCATAGGTTACTCTTGGATTCCAATCCTTCTTCATATCCTTCACCTCTTCGTTGTGAGCTTCAACCTTAGCCTCTAATCCTTTCTTAACTGTCGGACTAACATTCATAGGGTCGTCTTTTTTCTTAGCATCATACATAAACTTGATTACTATTGGCTCACCCATTTCATCAGTTGTCATTTCAAGCTCACCTTTTTCGTGTAGCTCTTTCATCATTTCTTGACTAAACTCTATGTGTAAGTCGTGGTCTATATTGTTTTTCATATTATCTTTTCTACCCTCTAGTTTTTTTGTTAGTTCTAATATAACATCTTTCATACCCTGAATACCAAGATTTCCAATAACACCCCACTTGATTTGCGCTACTACACCTGCTACATTTGATAAGTTTGGTTCTACATCACCTTTGAACTTTTGACCATCTCTAAAATGACGCTTTGCCCAACTCTCTCTTTCTTTTATCCAAGCTCTAATAGACTCTGTATCTTCTCCCTTTCTAGCTCTACCCCAAAGCATAAAAGCCTCGTTACCACGAATGTTACCTCCTGCCTTCCATATTTTTGGCTGTTGCTCCTTTAGGTTTTTAGCAAACTCATAAGGAAACTGCTTCTCTTCGCTGTTGCGTAAAGAAATCTTTTTGTCATCGCCTTTCTTTGGAAAATTTGTAGCCATTAGTAAAAAATTATTCCGTTCATTTTTGTTGCTTGGTCTGTATCAGGCATTGAGCTATCTCCATCATGTCCGAACAAAGGATATAATCCCGTTTGGTCTTCGTGCTGTATGTAAGCAACCATATCATCAAGAAGAACTTGTGCTTTTCTAAATGTATCTTGCTTCATCTGATTAAACTGCTCATTATTTACAGGTGTGCTAAAGTCAGAAACATTAACCACTAATCCTGCTGATGTAGTGTTGTATTGAATCTCGTTCATAACCTCAAACCTAACATACCAACACAAAGCAGGCTTTATAAAGTCTGTTAGCAAAGTATTGTTTGCTGTTGTTAGTGTAGAGTTGTGATTCTGAGTTTTTATCTCCTCATACATATCCAAGCCAAGCTCAGGTTTTAGATGAGCCAACTCAGCAATATCAATGATGCTGTCAGAAATTAAAGCAAGGTCGGTAGCTTGATTTGTAAAAGCTTGAGCAACAACCTCTGAAGCTGTTACTAGATTGTTTAAATTTCTTACATTCGCCATCCTAGTTTGTTTTTATTGTTTCTTCTTTTTCAACTCTAATTAGCTGTCTATCAGCTAGTAACATATTACCATCACTTAGCGCAGCAAAGTCTTTATGAAGCATTGCTCTCTGCTCGTTTATGGTCAGAACTTGTTTTGGGTCTATATCAGAAAGGAAAGAAATAGGTGGCTCATAAATTACTTTTAAGTCTTCTGTGTCAATCCCTAGCTCTCTATTTATAACCTTTTTGATTGGGTCTAATAATATGTTTGTAGTGTCTTTAATAACTGTTGACATAGCCAACTCATAAGCTATTCTAATCTCACTACCTGTGTTGTTCATCTTTCCTGATGAAACGATACCGCTCAAGGCAGGTTGCCATCTATGAGCAGTAATAATGTTTTGGTCTGTTAATTTCTGTAAATCTAAGAAATCACCATCTTCCTTGTTGTTAAGAATCTGAACATCAGTACCACGACTTTCTTCTCCATTCTTTACAAGGAATAATATTTTTGAGTTGTTACCGCTTCCTGTAAGCGTGTCCTTAGCAGTTTCAACGAACTTTTCAGCCTCAGCTTCACCAAAGTCTCCGTTTACAGTTACTATTGCTGAAGGGCTAAATCCATTTTTAAAAGCTGTGTGATTAAATTTACCTATCTCATAATCAATAGCTATATGCTCTAAAGCAGCTACATAGTCAGGTAAACCATAAAAGCTAAATGTGCTTTCGTAATCTTTGTAGTGTATAATGAAGCTACTGTTAGATACGCTAGGATATATAGGGATAACCTGCTTCTTTTCAGGTGATTTTTTATAATTATCCCAATCAGGGTGAAAGCAAACGCTTTTTCTGTTTTTACTTACCCTAGCTGTTGCAGCGTCTTTGTGATAAAAGTTAATACCACCCTCATACATAACGCCTTCTAAGTAAGCGTTACCATAAGTAAAGTAATCGTCTGCTAATTTTTTGAATACATCTTTTAAAGATTCACCGCTAACATTTACATCAGCAATAAAATCTTTTAACGAGTCGTTTTCTGTCTTAAAGCCACTACCTGTTGTAAAAGTAGTCTTCTGTGCTAAAACAGAACGATGTGTAGATGAATGTCTTTTAAGGTCAGCTAGATACTGAGGAAAAAGATTGTCTTTCCCAAAAGGGATATACTCTTCTCTTACCCTGTCTATTTGCTTTACCTCTCTATCAACACTTGGGGTGCTGATGTTTACAAAAGCGTACTTGGTGTTGAAACTACTCTTTGTCTGAGTCTGCTTTAACTGACTTTGCTTTTGCTTTTGTTTTCTTTTGTTTTGCATCTTCTACTTTTATTACAAGGTCGTTATCACCTCTTTCATAAACGGTTTTCATTTGCTCTTGAGTAGCACAAGACCAATCAACAGGTTTTGCGCCTTTAAAGTATGATACACCTTTTTTTAGCCTTGATTTATACATACAAAAATATATTAAAAAAAGTAAAGAAAAGGGGGACTACCCCTAATCTTTTACCTTTAATTATTATTACGAAATTGTAACTGTTCCTGCTGATGAATCAGGTGTAAATGTTCCTGTAAATGCTCTAGGAAGTTCTCCTGATTGACAAGTGATAGTTACGGTTACTCCATTCTCATCACCCAAAGCTGCTCCTGTTCCGCCTTCAATAGATGAAATAGTTGCAAACATTTGCTGATTTGCTATATCATCCTCTAATGCAAATTCTTTAGAGCATCCTATAACATAAGCAGCTCCATTAAAATCTTGAACAAAGACCATCAATTTTTGATTTCTAGCTGATTCCAAAGCTCTTAGGTGAGCAGAAGAACAGTTAGGAACATAAAAAGAAACAGTATGTTCAAACATAATTGTTCCCCCTTCTTTAGAGCCATTTGTGCTTAAAGAACCTGTACCTTGCTTTAAATCAAAAAGCTTTGCGTCTGCCACCCCTGCAATAGCAGAAACAGCATGGTTTCCACTATCATTAAAAGTAACACCTGATGCATCCGAAAAATCAGTAATCGCTATATATCGTAAACCACCTCTTAACTCTAAGTCTGTGTGATTTACTCCTAATGCTTCTATTGCCATTTTATTTTGATTTTATTGTGTTAAAAATTATTAGGGGGAGTATTTCATCCCCCTAAATTAAATTACGCCATGTTATCAGGTGTGTAGTAAACAGCTAGTTTGCTGTCCTTCAAAGCACATCCGATAGAGTAAGCTACTCTAAAGCGGTATTCTTTGTTATCATTTGAATACCATTGCTCAACAGAGTTCATATCGAAATCAGTTGCAACAACGAAAGCATCCTTAGTAGTTAACATTGCTCTGTGAGTTTCAGCAGCGTTAGAAGCACCGTTAATGTTAGCAACATTAGCAGCGATAGCTACATCCCAATCTCTACGAACGATGATAGGAATACCTCTATAAGTAAGGTTTGGAACACCATTTACCATAGCTCCGTAACCCGCAGCAGCAAAGTTAGAAGACTCTAAAGTTGCAGCCATATAATCGTCAGCGATGTCTCCTGACACAAAGTAAACATGGTTTCCTGCTTCTAATAATTCAGGAGCAGCAGCATCATATAATCCTTTAAGAACTTCAAGTCCTTTTCCTGAAGCTAAAGCAGCGTCAGAGCCTTGAGAAATAGTATCTCTGTTGATTTTGTTTGCTGTTACAGCGAAAGCTGCATCGAATAAACCATCGAAATCACCGAAAGCACCTGATGCAGAAGTATCAGATAACCAAAGGTGCTTGTTGAAGTCAGACTTAACACCTGCTCCAATCATCTCTAATAAAATGTTTTTTACAACAGTTCCTTCAACATTATCAAAGTCGTGTCCACCTTTCATAAGTTGACCTTTGATTTTGTTGTATAAAGAGTTTCCTGCAAAAGCTACTTCTGCCTCTCTACGAACAGGAGTAATTGTTACAGTTTCACCAATCTCTCCTGACTCTCCTGTGAAAGGAGATGAAGAGAAAGCGTTAGTAATTCCACCGATTGCCTTAAACTTGTCAATAACAATAGTTCCTG